CATTGTGTGGAACGTGGCCAATCCCGAAAAAATGAAGCGTGACCTCATTGCCCTCAATGTTCCGGAAGAGAACATCGAAATATACGAGAAAGATGTTTCTTAAAATTAATTGAGTTATTTTGATAATAAGTATTGACAAGTAATGGAAACATGTGTTATACTAGCGGTATAAATTGAATTGTTAACTAAAAGAGAGAACTATATTATGAACAATATCCTTCAAATCGAAACTTCTGCTACTGTTGGTAAATGCCCTTGGGGTATCGGTACCGAGGTATCCAACGACCTAACTCCTATCCAGATGATGCAGAAAGCAGGCGTCGACTGGACAGTTGAGAAAATCCCTTCATTCGTACACCATAACGGTGAGCAAATTGCCACTGGTATGGAGGCACTCGTCCGCTCTACTGACTCTAAAGTACTGACTCAAGTCGGTGGTAACTGGAATCCAGTTCAAAACGAACAGGCATTCGAATTCTTCAATGATTACTGCTCTGCCGGTGATATGGAAATGAGTTCTGCGGGTTCTTTGAAAGATGGTAAGATGGTCTACGCATTGGCCAAGGTCAAAGAGTCGTTCGATATCCTTGGTGGTGACCAAGTTGATTCCTACCTTCTATTCTCTAACCCACATGAGTACGGTAAGTCAATTGACATTCGATTCACTCCGGTTCGAGTAACCTGTATGAACAGTCTTGCTCTTGCTCTAAATCGTACTTCGGTAAACTCAACCAAGATCAATCACCGTAAGGCATTCGATGCTGAACAGGTTAAAGTCACTATGGGTCTTGCCCACGAGAAGTTTGACCAATACAAAGTAATGGCAGAGTTGTTATCAAAACGACAGTTCACTGCTGATACTCTGATTCAGTACTATAACTCTCTATTCCCTTCACAGTCTCCTGCTGCTGAAGTTAAGACTTACAATGACCTTGCTCCAAATGCGAAGAAGGCGTTTGAGTTGTTAGAAACCCAGCCAGGCGCTGAGTACGGTCGTGGTTCATGGTGGCAGGCATTCAACTCTGTTACCTACTTAACTGACCACCAGTTGGGTCGTACTGCCGATGGTCGAATGACTTCTGCGTGGTTTGGTGCCAACCAAGTCAAGAAAAAGAAAGCTGCGGAACTTGCGGTTGAAATGGCGGTGGCGTAATGAGTGGATGGAATCTGATACTAAACTCAATGAGAACGCCAGATGGGACTGTAATCCAGTCCCGTCACCGGCATGACTTTGTTACCCATACTGATGAGAACGGTAAGGTGTATATGGTTGATGGTGGTCTGGATTATATTAGACGCTCTGTTCATGAAGATCAAGTAGACCTATCTCTCTATGACGACCAACCTCACGAAGTTCAGCGAGTGGTTCTCTCATGGGGAACCTATGGTATCAATGGAGACCAACCATTGTCGTATATTCGTATTGCTGATATGGAAACTGGTCATTTGGAAGCAGTACTAAAACTCAATGTGAACGCGATTCATAGAGCATGTATGGAGCATGAATTATTATTGAGAGGTGTGGAATGAAATATTTTTTGATAGAGGAGTGGGATAATGATTACAACTGTCGGACTCGTACGTTCGCACTTCAGGCAAGGTGTCACGAAGACGCTAGAGAAATCGCAAGGTGTCACTCAAGTAGCGCATATGACTACATGGTTCATTCAGAAGTTAGCGATTATGTTGCGTCATCCTTCCCAAAATTAGGAGATATATAATGTTAGTAGATATAATTTCAGTGATAGTTTCTTTAATACTAGTAGTGTTAGGTCTCATGGTGGTGATGACATCTACCGAGATGCTCAGCGAACGCAGACGACAGTACCGTGAAGGTACGCATGATTACTATGGTAATAAAATTGAAGACGAGGAAGACAAATGAAAATTGAAATATCAGACGATTCGATTGAACGGATTATGTTAGCTGAACTCTCTCAGAGTTTGGAGTGGGCCCGTAAAGATTTAGCGAGTTACGATAAAGGCGTTAATGTCAATATACATGTGGTAAACGACCCTGAATTAGACAAAGAAGAACTCCGCAAGGATATTGATGCGTACGAGCGAATCTTGTCTTACTGGAAAGTGCCTGAATAATGACTATGCCGAATGAACGCAGGCGGGCGGTAAATAACACGCGGCAGTTCCTAGTTGATTTAATGGATCCTAAGAAGACTCCTAGGGTTCCGTCCGAAGTACGTAAAGAAACATATCATTGTTTGAAACATTATCCAGGCGAGTACTACATGGAACAAGCCGCCGAACAGGCGCCAGAAATATTTGGTGAATGGGATGCCGCGCACGGAGAGAAATGATGAGTGACTATACACCAAACAATTGGGTTGTCATTAAATTTACCCAACAAGTAAAAAGTGGCAACACTGGTTACGGACGAAAAGAAAAAGTCTTTTACAAAGTGCTCGGTGGTTGGTCAGGTGGTTATCTCGATGGCGACTCTTGGAGACTGAACAGTGGTATCGTTGACGTTGAAGAGACCGCTGATTCTTTTATCTTTATTGGTGGTAGTGGTAGTCGATACATATGCGACAAGACTCAGGAATGTCTGAGAATGAATACTGCCGGTATATGGAAACAAATGCAGGAAGTTAGTGAAGGAACTTCAGGGGATGTTAAAGTCGAACTGGTGGAACCTGATGACAAAAGAACTTGTAAGGATTGGAAGGAGCTACTAAGATGATGACCCCTAATGAAATGAATAACATCAATAGATTTGAAGTGATAGACTGCGAAGGCCGTACCTACGTTCGTTACTTACGTGAAAATGAAAGTGTTCAATACAGTCTACAAGACGATAATCGCACCCTCAAAATCTTTATTACGCAGGACGACTCATAGATGATAGACGACAATACTGAGATACAAATAAGTTTAAAAACTATCATTTCTGTTATTGTGGCAGTAGTTGCGATGACCAGTGTTGTCGTACGTTACGAAATCAAAGTAGATTCTCTTTTAGCTAAGATAGGTAAATTGGAGATACATATTCAAAACTCTAGTAAAATTATTCACGAAAACTCAGAGTCAGTGAGAAGTTTACAAATAGAACAAATCAAACAACAAAAAGATATTCAATATATTACACTAATTGGAGAAACAGAATGTCCGAAGAAGTAAAAGCAGGAAATGATCAAGCAGGTGCTAGTGCATCAGTAGGTACCGAACAAACAGATAGCAGCGTAAGTGCTGGCGCAGGCGTTGAAGCACATGCCGGAGCAGAGGCGAATCAGGAAACTCGTATCGATGGATTCGGTGATGTGGAAACTGGTCAACACGCACAGGCAGAAGTACATATTGACGCAGGTGCTGAGGCGGGATTTGATGGACGTAATGCGACAGCTGAAGCAGGCGTTTCCGCAGGTGCGAGTGTAGAAGCGGGAGCAGATGTGTCAACAGATGTTGGTGACGTGACAATTACTACAGGTGTGTCTGCGGGAGCAAAAACTGAAGCAAAAGCAGGCGTGGGCGGTAGTGTCGGAGCAGATGGTGTCGAAGGACATGCGGGAGCGGTCGCCGGAGCAAGTGTTGGTGTTGGAGCATCCACTGGCGCATACGATGATAGCGGCAATGGTGGACAAGTAGGCGCAGGCGTAAGTGCGGGCGCACAAGTAGGTGGTAACGTTAGTGGAGGTGCCACTATGGATGATGGTGTTGCTACTATTGGTGTTGATGGTAAAGTTGCTCTAATCGTTGGTGTTGATGTTGATGCCAGTGTTTCAGTAGATACCAAACCAGCACAAGAAGCAGTTGTCGACGGTGCTAACACAGTGGTAAAAGAAACTACTAAAGCGGTCGAGCAAGTTGCGCAACCAATCAACAATGCGGGTAATGCTGTTGTTGATACCGGAAAGAAAGCGGGAGACGCAATCTCCAAACCATTCAAGAAAATTAAGACGCCTTGGTAAGACTTGACACCCAGACTATAATCGTGTATACTTCACATATAAATTATTAAACAGGCAATGAACAATATGGAAACCCCAAAAGAAGATAAACGTACTACGCAAGGTCGTAAACTCGATCTCCTTCATTTCCAACAGGCGATGAACAAGGACACTACTTATCAGGACGATGTAGAACAGTTTATGATGATTGGTGGTCAGGAAATTCCGTGCGAATTATCAGGCCCACATCTTTATGCTACTCCAAATGAAAACCATGACCAGATTCAATTGTATATGGATTTGATTACTGAAGAGTATATTGAGTGTTTAGAGGCGTACAACGCAGGCGATGTTGTAGAGGTTGCTGATGCTTTGGCGGACATGGTGTGGGTTATCATGGGTATGGCATCAAGTCTTGATATCGATTTTAATGATGTCTGGCAGGAGGTCAAACGATCTAACATGAGCAAGTTTGTCGATGGTGTTGCTGTGCGCAATCCAGAAACTGGCAAGATTATGAAACCGCCGACTTTCAGTGAACCTGATTTGAAAACAGTACTATTTGGAGTCCAAAATGACTAATAAAATACAAAAGGTAGAAACCGAAATCATGGACTGCTGGAGAGTGGTAGATGATGTCGACGTTTTACTCCAATACTTTGGAGATGATGAGTTCTTTACTGGTATGAAACCAGAACATGCTGACAAGATTATGAATCTGATGTTGGGTGTTAAGGAATTATACTCAGTAAAATTTGAGAGATTGTGGAGAGCATACGAAGAGAGTCTCGGTGAGTATTACGACTATGAGAAGGAGGCTCTTCGGTCTAGAAATACTATTGATTCCATGCTGTCTAATCTCGAAGCAATGTTTAAGGATGAAGAACCTGTTGCTGATGAACGTTATTCCCAAACATCTGAGGATCTACATGATTCTGGTCGAAGACTTAATGATGCGAGTCCCGAAGAATGGGATAGGGTAACGTTTAGATAATGCCGACCTATACGTATAAATGTAAAGAGTGTGAACACCAGTTCGACATACGTCAAAGTATGTCGGACGATAAGTTAACTGAATGTCCTGTATGCGAGAAAAAGACACTTGATAAGATAATCGTGCCGGGAAATGGTTTCCAACTCAAAGGTAAGGGTTGGTTTAATAAAGGCGGATATTAATTATGGCGGTTGAATTTAGGTAATTAGATAAATAGATAATAAAAGATGTCTATTATGAAAATTAAACTAAGTACCGCATTAATTTTGTTGACTATATATTCACTAGTCTGGGCTTCTGTAGCAGTATCGATAAAAAATGAATATATACTACTATCGAATCAAAAAGATATCGAGCATCAATTGCTTGTACAACGATACGATTTTGTCTTAAGCAACTTACTAGAGAGTTGTAAGAACAAAGAAGAGATAGTTATCGGTAAAGCGACATATCAATGTTATTTAATCAGTAAGGTATAGATCATGGCACAAACGCAACAACGACGAAGACAAGTCTACGAAATATTCGAAGAGTTCTCTAAAGCAACCAATAAACAAAGTCGATTAGCAGTATTGGAAAAATACGCATCCGTCGGAGCGTTTAAGGATATCCTTCGAGGTACCTATGATGACACTCTAGTATTTAACCTACCTGAAGGTAGACCTCCGTTCACTCCAAACAAACCTGAGTCAGTACCTTCGACTTTGTTGAAGTTACACAAACGATTCGGGTTGTTCGTCAAGGGTGGGGCTGGCGATGACCTCCCAGCATACAGACGCGAAAGCATCTATGTTCAGACGCTAGAATCTATTCACCCCGAAGACGCAGAATTTGTCGTAAGTATGACGAATAAGAAAACCCCCGTTAAATTTTTAACCAAAAAACTAGTACAGGAGGCATACCCATCCCTAATCAAATCTTAATTATGATCTGAAACTTAAACTTACTTAGGAGTATCATATGTTAAATTTAGAGAAGCAGTTATATGTCGCATCATTGCGACGAAGAAATTCATTATCAGAGCGAACGAGTTATCGAACATCGAACGCAATCCAGAGTTATTTAACTTACTGATAAGGAGGTGACGCATCTCTTCAAGAACGTATGAGTGAGATTCTTGTCGTATCGATTGATTAAAATATAGGATGGTCACATTATGCCAAATTATGATTTCAAGCACAACGAAAGCGGAGAGACACAAAGTGTGTTTCTCCGGATTTCCCAATATGACGATTGGCGTAAAGACAATCCCGATTGGGAACGCTACTATCCACAAGGTTCCGTACCTGCTATAGTATCAGGTACCAAGTCTGCGCTTACTATGGCTGGTGCTGGTTGGCAGGAACATCTAAAACATATCAAGAAAACATCTGGTAAAGATAATACCATCAAAACATAGAGTATTAATAATATGAATCGCGAAGAAGTATTTGAGCAACTGAAAATTGATGAAGGAGTTGTCTATGAGGTTTACCTCGACCACCTCAACTATCCTACGTTCGGCGTGGGTCACCTTATCAAGGAAAGTGACGGCGAGTTCGGCGCTAAGGTCGGAACACAAGTTTCCCCAGAAAGAGTTGCTGAGGCATTCGACCAAGACCTCGACACAGCAATCTCCGAATGCACTGTACTATACGGAGACGGGTTCTCTTGTCTACCAGACGAAGTCCAACAAATCTTGGTTAACATGATGTTTAATATGGGTCGACCGAGACTGAGCCAATTCAAGAACATGAATACCGCAA